TGGTAAATGTCATCTCATCATGACCATCAGTGACAGTGAATGTTCCCATCAAATCAACAAAGTGATTATTGCCACCTTTGCCCGTTGTGCGATCATACTGGTTGACAATCTCATAACTGAATTTGATTACCAGACCGGCTTTGATCAGTGCCGGTTTCACAGCATCTTTGATGGCGCCTTCGCTCTGAAAACTATAATGTTGAAACGAGTTCTGACCATCTTTCTTGATAACGCCAACAGCCTGCTGGGCTATCAAAATGCGGTCAACAAGAGACAGCTGATTGTCTGATGTTTCATTGTCATTCTTATCCATTGACGTCCTCCTACTTAATCAATAAATGCTCACCGCGTGGCTTAAGCTCAGCACCCAGCACTTTTTCTCCGGCTTCTAGTCGTTCTCGAATCTTGTCTGTATCTGGTTCGCGTTTTACCTTGAATACATCAGCCTGTAAATTGGCTTGATCGATGTAAATGGGCTGTTTTCCGCCATTCTTAGCAACACTGATAGTGAATAGCGGTGTCTTGATCTTGCGTTGATTAGTTTCATTCATTGCTTCAACCAACCGCTGTGAAATAGTGCCCAAATTAGATTGATAAGATTTAATCCGCGCTTCGAAACGGTCACGTTCTTTTTTGTTGGCTTCAATATCGGCTTTGATTTGACGAATAACCTGTGCATATCCTTCAGCTTTGTCATTAATTGCATCCACAATTGAATCCATGGTGTCGGCCAATACTTCGGGATCAGTTGTCCCGTCTTCAGCTAGTTCTAATAAACTCGCATATTTTCCTTGTAAGTCGTATAATGTTGACATAATAAGTTTCCTTTCTATCAGTCGTTGGCATGCGGGCCAGCGGCTTTTTTCATGACTTGTTTGATAATGAATAGGATCGCGTGTGCGCCATCTTCCTGACCCATCGCATACGTTTGATGAGGGTCCGTATTACTTGGCCCATAGTCGGTAGCAACCTTGTGATATTTGGCGATCTGGCGGTTCGCTTCGGCTAGAATTCGTTCGTATACCTCATTAGTCATCACGTCATCCCCTTAACTTCGCTAGCCGTGCACGTAGCTTCTCATTCTCGGCAAGCAGCATCTTTGCAATTGGTGTGTGGTTGCCACGAATGCTGTCTAACGTCAATTTGTTATGCTCTTTCAGCAAATCACCAATGGTTCGTTCTGCTTCATTCAATCCACTGCCTCCAATTTCCACTGTGGCCTAAGCAGTGACCAACGATCACGCCGAAGCCGCCAGCAATTAGTAAATAGCCAATCATTATTTGTCCTTCTCTCTAAGTGACCTTGAAATCTCTGGGAACCATTTGTCTAAGAAGTCAAGCCATGGTTTCGGATGAAACAGATATCCTTTTTTGCCAGGCGGTGGATATGAAACCACGGTATCTTGCAAGAACTTGTGGAAGCGTGGAACGTTCAAGATATTGTTAACTACCCACGTGTTGTTATGTCCTTCGACATAGCTTGTTGCGGTGGTGAGCGTCCACATGCCTCGTGCTGCTAGCTTGCGTTTTAACTCTTGGTTCTCCTTGATCATCTTTGCCAGTTCTTCTTCATCGACCGCTAAATACTTTTTGCTTGAAATCTGATCATCTTCAACAACCTGCAACAACGGCATGGCATTTCCTCCTTTCTTTTGGCCTCTCCTTGGCAGATAATCTGGTGGGAAGGAGGTGATAAATATGAGCGAAGAAATTAAAATCGATCCAGAAAAGTTTGCCTTAGCCAGTCTTGTAAGCTGCCCTTCTAATCTTTCTGAGAAGGATAAATTGGCTTCATACAAGACGGCTTATTTGCTTGCCAAAGAACTTGTAGACTCTCAAAAAGCAAAAGCTGATGCAACATACAAGAAGCAAATAGAATCAGGAGAGTTTGGATTCTAACGCCCAATGAGTGACAAAGCGGTTTTCAGAGCTGCTTCTTCTTGATCGAGCGACAATTCGCTCATGCTAGCGATCAAGCTCAATGCTATTTGTGCAAGCATCTCTTGTTCATAAGGTGCTTGCATTTTTTCATTGCGTTCGTTCATACTGTCATCCCCTTAGCTCGCTTCAGTTCATCGGCAATAGCCTTAACGCCCTGATCGAAGTACATCCATTGAGGGACTTCTTTGTCGCTGTGTTGAGACTTGCTGTTAGCCCATCGACCGTATTCGTTTTGCCCTGGCTGTTCGGCCTTAATTCCCAGTCGGTTAGCAATGCGGCCAACCATCTGTCCAGATGATGCGTGAACCTTTCTGGCTGCCTCACCGGCGCTGTATTCCTTTTTAAGTAGTACCGGAATAGTCATCTCACCGGTGATCGATTCAGCTGCTTTCGCAAGCAACGCCTGTTTAGCTGTTTCTGATGTCGTCTTACATGCAATTTTGTATAAAGCGTTGGCCTTTGCGGTATTAGCACGAGTGACTGCAAGATCGGCTTGAGCAACCGGATCAAGTTTCCCGGCTGGCAGACGTTTCAGCGTAGCCTCCATACTATTGAATGCCTGGATGTACTTAATCTTGAACTGAAGTGCTTTCTTACCGGTGAAGCCCATAGCCAGCAATGTGAAACCGTCACGATTCATGTAGTACATTGGATATTGCTTACCACGGTTGTCATACGTTGCCTCGGCAAAAAATTTGGCGGCTGATTTTTCAGCTGCGAGATTTTCGATAGACTGAATTACGTTTTTGTGGTCTTTTCCAAATACCTCGGCCACACGCAAGCTGGTTGTTACCGCTTGTTTGTTGTGCATAATTACTAATTCGTTCATACCGTCATCCCCTTTCGTTCTCTATCGGGAACGTTATTTGTAAAAAAAAGATCAAGTTGATTGGTGCCATACCCCAAAATGCTGGCCATTTTTACTAATTCGGTAGCGCTGATTGTTGTAATACCATTCTCACGCTTAGCATACGAAGAGCGGGTATGCCATCCCATAGCTTTTGCCATTTCGTCTTGATTCATTCCTTTTGCGATACGTTCAGCACGAAGACGCTTTAAATTTAGTGTCATTGTATTGCCTCCTTTCGTTTCCTTTTGGGAACATCTAAAGAATATCATCCGCGTTCCCATGTGTCAACGATTATTTCAAAAAAATATTCAGATATTGTTTTTTGGTGCCCCTATTGTGCACAATCGGGAACGGTGTTAAAATCATTCTTGAGGTGAGATACATGAAAACAAATGATGAAATAATCAAGACTTTGAATGATCTTCGCAACCGTGAAGGGATTTCAATCAGTGAACTAGCACGCCGTGTTGACATGGCAAAATCGTCTGTGTCTCGCTACTTCAATGGAACGCGTGAGTTTCCATTAAACTATGTTGATAAATTTGCAAGTGCTTTACACACAACTCCGGAAAGCCTAATAGGAGTTTCTCCTGTAGATCCTTTTAAAGTCAAAAAACTAAATGTTCACTCTTATCCATACATTCCCGCTGATATATCGGCTGGAATCTTGTGCAATGTCGATCCGCTAACTTCCGATGACGTTGAAACGATTCAACTGCCAGATAGTGTTATGGGAAGATATGCCGGAGACAGTAGCATATTAATGATGCATGTTAATGGCGAATCAATGAACCAAACAATTCCTGATGGTTCTTTAATAGCAGTCAAACAGTACAACGACATTCAAGACCTTAAAGACGGCGACATTGTTGTATTTGCAGATGATGGTGACTACGCAGTCAAATATTTCTATAATGATCGTCAAAAGCAGATTGTTACCTTCATTCCGGATTCAACTGACAAAAGATTTAGCCCCATCATGTACACATACGAAGACCTTGAAGAAGAGAACATCAACATCATTGGCAAGGTAGTCGTGTACACGGTAGTTCTATAAAATCTCACGTCCAAACTCTGATCGACGTTAAAAGCTGAATTTTTTGGAGGGGAATAATGAAACTACTTATCTTAATTGCCTTTTTAGGATCGCTCCTATTGGCTGCAATATTTGGCACATTGTCTATAGTTCAAAGAAAGGATCCGAGAAAACTAAAGCGGAACCTTATTATTACCGCATTGTCGGCGGTAGCATTTATTGCAATCTTTTTTTGGATTGGTACCTACTCGGGAGAAAGCAAGAGGTCAGCTGCGTCTAGTTCGTCTTCAAAAGCTGAATCGTCAAAGGTCGAGTCGTCACAAGATGATGATGACAGTTACGAAGACACTGATAGCGATGACTCTGATGATGAAGAATCATCAAGCACAGAAACATTCAACGCAGCTGACTACAACACTGGGATCACTTATGAACAGTTGGCACGGACTCCAGACGACTACAAGGGCAAGAACATCACTTTAACGGGCGAAGTTATTCAAGTCGTTGAGGGTGACGATGAAACTGATTTGCGTGTTGCAGTTGATGGTAATTATGACAATGTAATCATGGTCGGTTATGATCCAGATATTATGAACGGCTCTCGCATTCTAGAAAATGACAAGATCACCTTCTATGCTGAAAGCTTGGGTACCACCACTTACAAATCAACCATGGGTGGCAAAATCACAGTTCCATTGGCTTTGGCCAAGAAGATTGATGACGCCGGAACTGCTCCCGACGACTATGGTGATTAGTTCCTTCCCCCACGCAAGCGGCGTCCCCGTGCAAGCCGGAGAGTGTAGCTGAACACAAAATAAAAAACGCCTACCCCACCGAATGGGTAGACGCCTTATAGATCCATGATTGTATGGTAGATGCAATAGCACCTGTCTGTATTATAGCACAAGGAGGTGTAAATGTGGCCAGTATTAGTAAACGTGGCAAAAAATGGCAATATCGTGTCTCTTACAAGGATAATGATGGAACACGCAAGTATGTCAACAAGGGTGGCTTTCCCTCAAAAAAAGCTGCTGATATAGCGGCAACCGAAGTCGAACGTCAGCATAATCGCGGTGCAAATTTGGATCTTAACAAGATAACGTTAATCGACTACTGGGACAAATGGATTCAGCTGTACAAATCTGGTAAGCATTCTCGTATCACCGAAGCCCGGTATAAAACAATTCGTAAACAGTTATTAGCCTATTGGGGCGAAAGCCGTGAACTAAAATCAATTTCAAAATCAGACTGGCAGGCATTTATCAATGAGTTTGGCAAAAAAAGGGCTAAAGATACAGTCAGCAAATTGAATGGCTATGTTCGCTCAATGGCTGATTCTGCCGTCGATGACCAAATAATATATACTAACTTCACTCATAACGTT